TGCACTCTAAACAGAAGCGTCACACATCAGCGATAAGATGGAGAACAACACCCCCGTGAAGGTGGTGAGTACTACGAGTGGTTCCCCTGCAAAGGGTAACTCGAAGGACAAGAAGTCCAAGCCGAGAGGCAGAGGGAAGGCGAAAGCCAAGCCCCCGAAGGTTGAGCAACCTGTACAGGTCGCTCCCGTCGAGCCTCCTGTTCCGCCTGCGCCCAGCTCATGGGGCGCTCGCGCGAGGGCTATTCCGGTGCCAGTGGGGCCGGGCTCTAAGGAAGAAGACTACTGCAGCCGTAACAACTATGCTGCCGTGGTTACCGAGGGCCTGGGCTACAACCCACATGGCATTGGCGCGGTCAACCGACGCAAGTGCGTGTTTTACGTGCTTGGCGCGGCCGCTGACGCGGGTTGCAAGAGTCTATGCGACCTGTGGGGTTCGGACCGTACCAAAAGGTTCGCAGCCCAGCTCACTGGATACCCAGCAACCATCAGAGTGGTTGGTGCCCATGAGGCACCCGCGGATATGACGCGCCGTCCTAAACCTGACGCGCCAGCTCCAGCAGACACTCTCATGATGGTCAACGTGTACCAGTGCGGTAACGAGCCGTTCACCCCCGCTAAGGCAGCGTCTTTGCTGTCGGAGTACGGAGCGGAGCGACTCTATTGGATTGGCCATCGGTTCCCTGAAGCTGTCGGGGATACTGATGTTGTGGGCGCGTACAAGCGCGTCTACGGAGACCGGGTTGTAGCCCGCGCCTCACCGCAGGATCGCGTTTACGGACCGCATTCTGCTGTTTCTTGGATGTTGGCCGACGGTTGCGCTTCTGGCGTCGCTTGGTCCAACATTGCCTCTTATGGTGACTGCCATGTTTATATGCTGGTGGCATCAAAGATGGCGTTGCGAGAGGAGAAGACTCCCGCACAGCTCGCCTGGTCTGAGGTGGATGTCCTCGACTATCGTGACTGGTGGACCGGTACTTTCGGTGAGTATTTCCCGAACTGGGTACTGCCCTACGTCGCGCCACTCCTGGGTTTCAAACGCCGAACCGGAGTGGTGGCTCGAGCACTGGTGTCGATTGGGCGCGAGCATACGCGCGCCGTCAAATTGAACCAGAACGTCTTGAGGCAAGTGACTTCAGCCATTCAACGGGCTGTCAAGAATAAGCCGTACTCTACGGTGATCGCCGCCTTTCCTGAGGTGGAACAAGAGTTGATCGACATGGCCGTCATCGCCACGTTGGTCGAGTCCGTCGAGGAGGACTTGCCACTTTTGCAGTCGTTCAACGCTGCTCATGGGGCAAACGTGGTCGTTCGTTCGACCGAGATGAACGCCTTCGGCAAGGCTAAGGCTGCCACGCACCGCATTTTCTGGGTGCTGGCGGCACTGGCTGCATCCCGTTGGGCGCGTGAGATTTGCCGTGCAGCGCTATCGTTGCTGCTCCGCTTCTTGCGTTGGTGGCTTGATTCGCCATTTACGTGGATCAAAGCTTACCCGAAGCTCAGTGTCTTTCTCGAAGAGGCCCTTCGTGGCCCACTGTATCAGTTATTCGGCTTTCTGTTTGCAGTGGGAGTCATGAAGGTGGTACCCAATCCCCAAAACAGTATCGGAGGCTTAATGCTCTGGAACTGGGCGTCGACGATCTTCGGTGGTCTGCACGCGCTTGGGTTTGGGTTGCTGGATACCAAGTTCCACGGGGGAGTGCCATTGATCAAGAAGACGGCATTCCATTACTTCATGCTGGAGGTGGATAACGTTGTCAACAACGCAATCCGCCATGCTTTTCCCAGCTTCAAGTACCCGAGCTTGACGACAACTGCGTGCCGAATGGTCGTGCATCATGCGATCAATCGGTGGACCAGTTCTCCAGCAAAGCCGGTTGCCTCAGCCTCCGCATGGGAGCATTTCCGAGACAATTACCTCGAGGCACCATCGAACGACTTGGTCGCGATGGAGGATCAACAAGTGAGGTACACTCCCATGCCGCCGCACGACTTGCGCGTGCGTGACAGCACCGACAAACCAGTCTCTCCTGACCCACCGGAGAGCATTTTCACCAAGGGTAAGGGCGTTGAGCAGTTGATTGACGCGCCTCCTCATGAGAGCTACCATTATGCTGTCATGCCAGTGAACGCTCCCTGGTTTGTCCCCGGCACTGCAGGGGTCACGTCCTACTATGCAGTGAAGAGAAGAGTCTTGAGGCAGACTCCTCTCGAAACCTTGCCCACCAAGGCAACTGACCGCGAAGGCCGCGCGCGAGAGCTGTTGAAGCTGTACACTCGCAATTGGCGCCGCGCGAACTCAACTTTGGTGGCCAACTTGTCTCGTTGTGTTGATGCGGTACCGAAAGCCCTGTCAGCCCCCATTCAAGCGGAAGAAGCTCGCCAAGCGTGGTTCGAGCATCTCCGCGGGAAGCACAACGAGGCTCGATTGCGCACAGCGATGGAGAAGAATGATGAGTGGGATGTCCCTGCAGCCCCCATCAAGATGAACCTCAAGAGGAATGAGAAACTCTTCAAGAGGAGCGATGCCGGTATAATGGACCGCCTGGCACGCACCATCGCTGCCGTGAGACCTGAAGAGGTCGCCTACGCCGGGCCTTATGTTTATGAGGCTACACAACGCTTGAAGAAGGTGTTCCCCGTTGATTGGCAAAACTCCACCCCGTTCATCCTCCGAGATGGCCTACCTATGTACGTCATTCTTGGACCAATGACCGACGTGGAGATGTCGACAGCGGCCACTCAGGCGGCGCGTTCGGCGCGTGAGCAACTTTTGCTTTTTGTGTCTGGCGATGACAGCTTGATCCTGGCCTACCATACCAAGGTGGGCTGGTTCGCTATCGAGGGCGACTTCTCGATGTTTGATCAGTCGCAGTTCAAGGAATCTCAGAAAGGACCACTTGAGATCTTGAG